GCAGAAGCTCGGCCGCGGGTCGGGCCTGAAGATCAACGACGTGTTCTGGACCATCTTCCTGAACAACGCGGCGTTCTTCGTCGCCGGCAACAACAACTACATCTCCGGCGCGGGGACGGCCCTCGGTATCGACGGGCTCACCGCCGGCGAGGTCGCGTTCCTCGATCAGGTCGATGGCGACGGCAAACCAATCGGCATCATGCCGGCGATCCTGCTCGTGCCGACCGCGCTATCGGCCATCGGCTCGCAGCTCTTCAAGTCGATGGAACTGCGCGACAACACATCGACCGCGAAGTACCCGATCACCAACCCGCACCAAGGGAAGTTCCGGGTCGAAGTGAGCCGGTATCTCGGCAACGCGAAGTATCCCGGCTTCTCCGCGAAGGCGTGGTATCTGTTGGCCGAGCCAACGGACCTGCCGGTGATCGAGGTCGCGTTCTTGAACGGCCAAGAGTCGCCCACCATCGAGACCGCCGAGGCGGACTTCAACGTTCTGGGCGTGCAGATGCGCGGCTACCACGACTTCGGCGTCGCTCTGCAAGACCCGCGCGGCGGCGTGAAGGCCAAGGGCGAAGCGTAATCCTCACGATGCGTCATCCCACGGAGTTTCAACGATGGCACAGGCAGTGTTCGTTCAAGACGGATGCTCCATCGACTACACGCCCGTTGCGGCAGTCGCCGCAGGTGAGGTGGTTGTGCAAGGCGACTTGATCGGCGTCGCCAAGCAACCGATCCCCGCGAACGTCCCCGGCGCGCTGGCGGTCGAGGGGGTCTTCGATTTCGCCAAGGCGACCGGAGGGGGGACGGGGTTGGCCGCTGGCGCGCTCGCGTACTGGGACAACGTGGCGAAGGTCGCCACGGCCACGGCCGCCGGCAACAAACTGCTCGGCAAGGTTGTGAAGGCGGCTGCGGATGCCGACGCCACGGTTCGCATCCGCATGAGCCAGTGAGGAAGTCATGCCCGATCTGCTCCGCACCGGCTCCGACTGGCTGGCCGACATGCTCAAGGAACACGCCTCGCGACCGGTTGTGTACCGACGCGGGGCGGTCGAAGTCACGATGCAGGCGACCATCGGTCGGACGCTGCTGAAGCTTGACGACGGCTACGGGGGCGTGCGGATGGAGTGGACCGACCGCGATTTCCTCATCCACGCGGCGGACCTGGTGTTGGGTACTGCGACCGTGTTACCCGAGCGAGGTGACACGATTCGAGAAACGCAGGGCGAGAAGACGTTCGTGTACGAGGTGATGGCACCCGGCAAGGAACCGCCGTGGCGCTGGTCGGACGTGTACAGGAAGGTTCTTCGGATTCACACCAAACAAGTGGGGGTGGAGTGATGCTCGATTTCTTACGGCAACTGATCAGTTTGCGCGGCAGCGGGGCCAACACCGGCGAGGCCGCTCCGATCCTCCGGGCCATCGTTCACAGCGAGGTGCTTACCGAGATCGTGCGGGCAACGGGCACGTCGCTCGACGACCTGATCCTCCAGATCGTGCGGGCGCTCGTGCCGAAGGAACCCGCCTGATGCCCGCGACGATTGTGCAGATCGCCGACGCCGTGGTCGCCCAGTTGAACGCGACCACATTCAGTCAAACGCTGACGGCGGAGCGGCACTACCTCCCGCGGTTCGAGCTGTCGGAGATGACCGAACTGCGCGTCAGCGTGGTGCCGCGGTCGGTGGTGAGCAAGGGACTCGACCGCAACCGCGACAGCTTCGATTACCAGATCGACGTGGCGGTGCAGCAGAAGCTCGACCCGACGTCGGGGAACCTCGATGCGCTCATGGCACTGGTGGAGGAAATCGCCGACCACTTCCGGTCGCACCCGCTGGCGGGTTACCCGCAGGCCCGTTGCACCGAAGTCGAAAATGTCCCGGTGTACGCGCCGGAACACCTGGACGAGTTCCGCCAGTTCACGAGCCTGCTGACCCTGACCTTCCGCGTGTGGCGGTGACGCATGATCGGGCTGAGCTTCCAGGCCGCGAAGCAGGGCTTCTTCGACCGGGCAGCGGTGCAACAGAAGGTGGACAAGGCCACGCGAAAAGTGCTGTCGCGGTTCGGGGCGTTCGTGCGGCAGCGGGCCAAGACCTCGATCAAGAAGCGGAAGGGGACGAGTCCGCCGGGGCAGCCGCCATATTCGCACGTTGGCCTCCTGCGGAAGTTCATCCTCTTCGCCTACGACGCGGATCGGCAATCGGTCGTGATCGGGCCGACGTTGATCCGCGAAGGCTCGGCAGCGCCGCGCCTGTTGGAACACGGTGGCGACACGGTTCTGGAAACGCGGAAGGGTCGGAAGCGAGCGCGTTATCGCTCGCGCCCGTTCATGGGTCCGGCATTCGAGGCCGAGAAGCCGCAACTGTCGGCCTTGTGGAAGAACTCGGTTCGCTGAGGAGACACCGATGAGCGTGAGGCTCGGACTTGACGCCAAGCTCTACCGCAACACCGGCACGCACCCCGCGCCGGCGTGGAACGAGATCGAGAACGTCAAGGACGTGACGCTCAACCTCGAAGCGGGCGAGGCCGACGTGACGACACGCGGCAACGCCGGTTGGCGAGCAACCGTGGCGACGCTCAAGGACGGCTCCATCGAGTTCATGATGGTGTGGGACACCGAGGACGACGATTTCACGGCCCTCCGCGATGCGTTCCTCAACCACACCTCCATCGAGTTCGCGGTCATGGACGGCGACATCGAAACGGCTGGTTCGCAGGGGTTGCGCGCCGCCTGCGCCGTCACCAATTTCAGCCGCAACGAGCCGCTGGAAGAGGCGATCACGGTCAGCGTGACCGTGAAGCCGACGTACTCGGAGAACCCGCCGGAGTGGATGACGGTTCCGCCGCCGCCACCACCGTGATCAGAGGGCAGAGGACAGCAGTGCATTCACCGACCTCTGTCTTCTGACCTCCATCTCCTGACCTTTGAACCCAAGGAGCATCATGCGTACTGCCTGCATTGGGATTCTGTTGTTCGTGGCCGCGTCGGTTGGCGCGGCGGACACAAACCAGCCCGTTCGCATCACGGGGGAGACGAAGTACAAGCCACACTCGCTGGTGCGATTGCGCGCCGAGGGTGTCGATCCGAAGGCCGCGATCCTCTGGCGCGTTCACCCGGCGAAGGACGTGCAGCGGGCAACCACGCCGCGCGGCGTGTTGGAGTTCGCGGCACATCCCGGCACCTACGAGATCGAGTTGCTGGTCATCCGACAGACCGACGACGGGCTGGTCGTCGAGGAGAGCCAGGTCACGGTCACTATCGAAGGCTGCGGGCAGGTGCCACCCGCACCCGAACCGAAGCCGCCGGGGAAGGCCAACGCCGAGCAAGCCATCGGCAAGCTGCGGTTCGGTAACGCGGGTTGCACCGCGACCGTGATCGGTCCCAAGCGGAGCGACGGGAAGTGGGACATCCTCACTGCCGCGCACTGCACTGGTGGGGTCGGCAGTCGAGGCACGTTCACGCTGAAAGACGGTCGCACGCTCGCGGTCACCGTTGCGGCGCGGAACACGGACGCGGACCTCACTTGGCTCGTGACCGACGCGGCGGTGGACGACCTGCCGTTCGCCAACCTCGCGGCGAAGAACCCGCCCGTGGGAACGGAAGTCTGGCACATGGGCTACGGCATCGACAAGCCGGGCAATCGGGAGAACGGGAAGACTACCGGTGCGGAGACGCCTGACGGGCAGTTGCCGATGGAGTTGAGCGTCTCCTCCGGTGATTCGGGCGGCGGCATCTTCCGAGCCGACACGAACGAACTGATCGCGGTGGTCTGTTGCACCACCGAGCGCGGCCGAAAGGTGCTGATGTTCGGCGGCAGCGCCGAGCGGGCAGCGCGGCTGCGGCCGGTGGCGAAAACCGACACGGACACTTGGGAACCGCTCGCGATTCCCGTCTGCATCGCCAAGAAGACCGATGCCGACTGGCAGCCGATCGACATCCCCGTCCTGCGGAAGTGACCAGAGCGCCATTCAAACAGGTAGGGATTTGGCCCGCGTGCCGGGTTGCGCCATTCATACTGGAGGGTTTGTCGGATGCACAGCTTCCGCGACAACGCCGGGCGGGTCTGGACCGTGACGATCAACGTGGCCGCGATCAAGCGCGTCCGCGGGTTGGTCGGCGTCGACCTCTACAAGCTCATCGACGATGGCTTCAAACCACTCGGCGCGCTCGTGGGCGATCCGGTCCAACTGGCCGACGTGCTCTACTGCCTGTGCAAGGACGAGGCGGACGCGAGGAGCGTCTCGGACGAGGACTTCGGCCGGGCGCTGGCGGGCGACGCGATCACGCTCGCTGCCGATGCGTTCGTCGAGGAGTTGATCGATTTTTTCCCCGACGCCCGGACGCGGGCCAGCCTGACGAAGGTGCTCTCGGCCGGGCGGAAGGTGCGGGACAAGCTCCTGATTCACGCCGAGACGGTCATCGAGACGTTCGACGCGGACAAGGCAGCGAGCAAGTTGATCGCCTCGTTTGGGAACTCGCCGGCGTCCTCGGCCTCGACCCTGGCCCCTTCACCCTCCGCGAACTCCTGACGATGGCCGAGGCCGACAGCCGACAGCGGTGGGCGCACACGTCCGCCGTGCTCGCGCTCCTCGCCAACGCGCACCGCGACCCGAAGAAGACCCGCCCGTTCCAACCGGCTGACTTCAACCCGCACCTACGGCGTAAGGAACCGGTTGCGGCGAAGGTCGGCATCGCGGTCCTGAAGCAAGTGTTCGTGGACAGACCGAAGGGAGGGTAAGCAATGGCGGTGTCGGCGGGCGGCATTCGTGCGGGCGCGGCCTACGTCGAGTTGTTCATCAAGGACAACCGGCTGACGCGCGGACTCGCCGCCGCATCCGCCAAGCTGAAGGCCTTCGGTGCGGGGATCACGAGCCTCGGCACGCAGTTCCTCGGTCTTGGTACGGCGCTCGCTACACCCCTCGTCTTGGCTGTCAAGTCCTTCGCCGACACCGGCGACCAGATCGCCAAGATGAGTGCACGCACGGGGATTGCCGTCGAATCACTCTCGGAACTCGCCTTCGCGGTCAGCCAGTCGGGGTCCGACCTCGAGACGTTCGAGACGGCCATCCGGCGGATGCAACAAGTCCTCGTCGATGCCGCGGGCGGCTCAAAGACAGCCGCCGACACGCTCGCCCGGCTCGGACTGACGATAGCGGACCTCAAGGCCCTCGGCCCGGAGGAACAGTTCAAGCTCTTGGCCGAGAAGCTGAGCCGGATCGAGAACCCGGCCCTGCGCGCGGCACTGGCGATGGACCTGTTCGGCAAATCGGGCACCCGACTCTTACCCCTCGTGGCGGGCGGTGCCAAGGGCATCGAGGAGTTGCAGGAGAAGGCCCGCGCACTCGGTCTGACCATCTCCACGGAGGACGCGCGGGCAGCCGAGGAGTTCGGCGACGCGCTCGACATCCTCTGGGCCGTTCTCAAACGCGGGGTTTTCGCGGTCGGTGCGGCGCTCGTGCCGTCGCTCATGGACTTGGCCAACTGGATCATCACGACCTCGCGGAATGTTGCTGCATGGATCGACCGCAATCGCGGGCTGGTCGTGTCCATCGCCAAGATCACGGCCATCGTACTCGGGGTCGGCGCTGCGCTCGTCGCGCTCGGTGTAACCGTCAGTCTGGTGGGCTTCGCCATCAGTGGGTTGATCACCATCTTCTCGGCGCTCGGCACGGTCATCAGCTTTATCGGTTCCGCAATCGCGGCGCTGGCGTCACCGATCGGCATCGTCGCCGCTGTGTTGGTTGGACTCGGTTACCTGTTCGTCACGCAGACCGAAGCCGGGCAGAAGATGGTCGATGAGTTGAGCGCGGGGTTCCAGAGCTTCGCGGAGACGGCGAAGACCGCGTGGGGCGGAATCGTCGCGGCGATCCAGGCCGGCGACCTCGAACTGGCCGCGAAGGTCGCGCTGGCCGCAGTCAATCTCGAATGGGCGAAAGCGGTGTTGTGGTGGACCGAGAAGTGGAATGCCTTCAAGGGCGTTTTCGTGGACGGTTGGCACGATGTCGTGGCCGGGTTGAAGCTCATGTTCTGGGACTTCACGGCGTGGATCGCCCGCACGTTCGCGTTCGCCATCGAGAAGCTGTTCAAGGCCGCCGCATGGGTCGCGGACAAGCTCGGTTTTGAGACGTTTGCCCGCAACTTGCGCGAGAACTTCGACTTCTCCGACCAGAACATCAATCGCAACCGCGACCGGATCAAGAACCAGATCCTCGACGAGCGGGCGCGCCGGCAGCGCGAAGCCAACGACGCTCGCCGGGCGGATGCCGCCGAAGCGATGGACGACGTGAAGAAGGCGGCTGACGAACTCCGCGACGCGGTGAAGGAAGCGGAACGCAAACGCGACGAGGCGGGCAACCGTGTGCCGCCGAAGGCGAAATCCGGGTCGATGTCCTCGCTCGACGAAGTGATTGACCTGTCCAAGAAGGTCGATGTGCAGGGGACGTTCAACGCGCTGGCGGTCCGCGGGCTGGGCGGCGAATCGCTCAACGAGCGCACCGCCAAGGCGGTCGATCAGATCAACGACAACGTCAAGAAGATCGCGGTCGCGGCGGTCCACGGCGGGCTGGTCTTCGCGTGAGGTGAGGCGTGGCGATCATCATCGAGAAGTTCGACAGCGGCGGGGCGACAGTCGGGCCGGATAGCCCGTCGGTCGATCTCTTGTTCGCGGTGCTGGGCACGGAGAGCGACCTCGACGTGCGGGCGCTGGTCGAGGCGACGATCCCGGCCATCTTCCGGGGGATGATCTTCCAAAACTATCACATTGACCACAAGGGCGGCGGGGTCTGGGACGTATCGGTGCGGTACGGGCGAGAGGAACCACTTGCAGGTGAAGCTCCGCCCGGTGGCGGCGACCCAGTCACACCCGAAACCCCGCTCGGACCGAGTTACACGTTCGAGACGTCGGGCGGCACCCAGCACATCACACAATCGCTCCAGACGGTGGCCAAGCACGCCAAGCCGGGCAAGATCGCGCCTGATCTCAAGGGCGCGATCGGCTTCAACAACGACTCGGTTGAGGGGACCGACATTACCTTGCCGGTGTTCCGTTTCTCCGAAGCATATTCGATCCCGGTGGCGCTGGTCACGCACGGCTACAAACTGACGGTCTTCAGCCTGACGGGCAAGGTCAACAACGCGCCGTTCAAGGGGTTCGCGGCCGGCGAGGTGCTGTTCCTCGGCGCGTCCGGTTCGCGGCGCGGACTGGAGAAATGGGAAATCACTTACCAGTTCGCGGCCAGCCCGAACGCAGTCAACCTTCAGGTCGGCGACATCCAGAACATCAACAAGAAGGGGTGGGAATACCTCTGGGTGCGCTATGGCGATGTCGAAGACCAGAAGGTACTCGTGAAGCAGCCGGAGTCGGTCTACATCGAGCGAGTTTACGAACCGGGCAACTTCGCGCTCCTCGGGATCGGAGGCTGACGTGCCCGGTGATCCGTTCAAGAACGTCACGCCCGGTCAGCGGCTGGAGATTCCAGCAGCGGCCTACAACGCGTTCCTCGACGCGGCGAAGTTCGCGCGCGGACGCTTGCACGAAACCGACCGCGACGCAGACGCCGCGTTCCGGCAAGCCGACATCGTCAAGGTTCGGAACGCCACCGGCGCGGACCTCAATCGGTTCGCGGTCGTCGCGCTCAATGCCCCAATCATCACGCCGACGGACAACCTGCAAGAGTTCCAGAACCGAACCACGTTCGACGCCGTGACACCGAGCAACCCCACGAACTGCGAACGCTTCGCGATCTTGCTCGAACCGCTCGCGGCGAACGCGGTCGGACGTGGGGTTGTTGCCGGCGTGACGCCGGTGAAACTGCGGGTCGATCCGGCCCAACTCTACGACTTCGCGGCGGTGGAGATTGGTGAAACCAGTTGGTTGCGGAATGTGCCGCACGGTTCGGCGCGGGTGCTGTGGGTCGAACCGAGCGGCTCCATCGAACGCTGGGCTGTCGTGCGGCTCGATGATGGCGACTTCCAAGCGCACGTGCTCATCACCAGCAACGTGCCCGACGCCGATGGCTACTACCCCGGCGAAGTGCAGCGCTACGACATTGCGACGAAGACGTGGCAGACGCTGTTCGCGTGCAAGGTGGTGGACATCAACCAGTGATTCAATCGCAGCGTTACCTGGCGCGCTTCGTGGGGCGAACCGGCGACGCGCCGCTGTTCGCGCTCGGGTGCCCCGGTTCGGGTTCAGGACCGGTTGCGTTCGAGGACAAAGTGCCGCGGGTGTTGGCGCGATTCCTCGGTTTGGCCGGCGGCGTGCCGCTCTACGGCTACTCGACCTGCGAGTTCCCGCGCATCGGGCGTTATCTAATGCGTTTCGTCGAGATGGCGAACAGCGTGCCCGTGTATGCGCTGGGCTGTTGCCAAGAGGGTTCGAGCGGGTCGTCCGGCGAAAGTGGATCGTCGGGGGGAAGTTCGGGGTTCAGTGGCTCTTCGGGGGAGAGTGGGTCATCCGGCGGCAGCTTCGGTTCAAGCGGGTTGTCGGGGGACAGTGGCTCCTCGGGCAGCGTGACGGGGTCAACTGGTTCCTCCGGCGTGGGATCGAGTGGAATCGGTTCCAGCGGCTCGACTCCCGGCTCGGTCAGCGGTGGATCAAGCGGGCCGGGCTCGGGCGTCAGTGGGTCGCAAAGCGGAAGCGGATCACAGAGTGGCAGCGGGTCCGGCTCGACTTCCAGTTCAGGCATGCAATCCGGTGTCGGTTCCGGTTCCGTGCCCGGCGCGAGCGGTTCGATTCCGGGGTCGGGAGGCGTCAGCGGCTCCATGTCGGGCGATTCCGGTTCGGGCAGCGATGGCTCGGTGTCCGGCGACAGTGGCTCCACAGGCTCCGGATCGGGAAGCGGCTCGTGCGCGTGCCCCGAATACCCGTGGCAAACCGAAGCGTTCGGCGGGACGGTCTGGACCGGCGAGGGTTGGTTGCTCCGCATCGCCTTCGAGGACTCGGCCAACTGCGGCGGGCCGAATCCCAACACGCAGTTCGGAACCGCCTCGCGCCGAGTGTGCCTCTGCGTTCCGATGCGGTTGACCATCAACATGGTCGGCGTCGTGGAACGTCAGGACACGGGCTACGAGCAAGCGGAAACTCGCGTCAACGGCGTTGTGATCGCGTCGGGTGCTTCCGTTGGCGAACAACTCGGTTGCGCGATGGCACCGGCTTTTGCCGTCGGCAGCATCGACTTGCCGCCGGGCGAACACCTGATCGAACTATTCGCCAGCACCATTGATCCGCAGTACCACGTCGGCGCGTACTGGGAGTTCAACTTCACATGGGAGCCGTTATGAGCGTGATCGCCCCTCCAAAACGCGCACCGATCGATTGGCTGAACTGTGCGTCGGCCACGCCGGAGTTGTCGGTCGAGGAGATGATCCGGCTGATCGCGCACGCCCCGCCCGGCCCGTGGCCGGGCGGTTGGGCATCTTGGGCCAACGTCAACGAAGCCCACCGGGTCATGGCCCGGCGCTTCGCCGCGACTGTGAAGAATCCGCGCATCGAGTATCCGCAGGAGCGCGGCATCGTCATCGCCGGCGGCGGGCTGAAGTACTTCCCGAGCGTCTGGGTCGGCGTCAACCTGATTCGGCACTTCGGCTGCGAACTGCCCGTCCAGTTGTGGTACTTGGGGAAGAACGAAGTCGATCCCTACATGCGCCGGCTGATGAAGACATTTGGTGTCGAGTGCGTTGATGCCCGCGAAGTCGAGAAAGAACACCCCTGCCGCATTCTCTGTGGTTGGGAATTGAAGCCGTTCTCCACGCTGCACGCGCCGTTCGCGGAGGTGCTATTCCT